GAGGGGAGCAATCGTCTCAAGAGTAGCTCTAAGACTAGCCCCCATACGAATGAACTCTAACTGAATAGTAGGAACGGCAGAGCCAGAACCATCAGCATTAAGAGTTTTTACATCAGTAAAGTTAGAGAAACCATCTTTGTTGTTAAAACCTAAAGTTAACATATCAACACCATCATCTACCAATCCAGTGGTACTAGTAATAGTAGCAGCTCCTGTGTCGGAAATGTTAATTGCTGAACTAGCAGTGGCTAATTTAGAAACCAAGTTAGCTTTATCGCAAAGGTAAACAGTCTTTAAACCCCCTGTTGACAACTGATCACAAGAATAAGTTATGTTACCAGCACCAGTGGTGTTTGAAGAAGAAAAATCTACAGTACAACCCATTTTTTATTTTTTTTTAAAAAGGAGAGGATTTTACTCCCCTCCAATAGTTATTAATTAGGACTCTCTTGCGTAAACAATCTCTTCACCTTTAAGGTAAGAGAAGCCTAGCTTGAACTGTCCCCATATCTTATCAGAAGACAACTCAGCCTCCCATTTCATATCAATAGCGCGAACGTCATTGTACTCGTCTGTTAACATCAACAGGTTCTCTGGAGCTGAGATGAAAAATGTATTAGCAGCCAAAGAAGGGAAGTGAATAACTTCCATACCGTAGTATGCAGGAATGTTTCCTTCAATAACACCTTGAGCAGTAGTTGTGTAAAGACCAGCCATAGCAATTTGATAAGCTTGAATAGCAGCAGTTCCCATAAAGAAAGCTGGCTTCAAATCTCTATCAGCATCACCATAAACAGCAGCCAACATAACAGCACTCATAGTTTCGTAAGCACCTTGCATAGCAGCTAAGATGTTAGAAGAGCTAATAGTAGCTTGACCTGTAGCATAATCTAAAACAGCGGCATCACCACTCATTTCAGTAGCTAAACCAGTACCAGCTAATTCTAAAGCCTTTTGTGCAGATAATTTAGCAAAGTAATCAAATACCCAATCCTTAAATTGAGCATCCATACTCTCTTCGTTGTGTTGCCCTTGCTTGAGCAATACAGAACGATAAGTAGACTCAAGAACATTCTTACAGTTCAAGAAAGCCCACTTGTAAGTAGATACAGTCATCTCCTTCTCATTGATAGAGGCAGAAGATTGAGCATCAAACGTACATAGATCAGAACCAAAAGTCAAAGATGCATCAAAGATGGGTACTTGTACTTTGTTCTTAACTCCGTCTATAAGACGGAAACGGTCCAGCACTTTTGCACTTTTCACCATTGAGTCGATGAAAAGGTCGGGGGTGCGGTTTCCCCAGTCTAAAGTTGCGACAGTAATTGCCATTTTATTCTAATTTTAATCAATTAATTTAATATACAAATAATCAATAAAAACGCTTGCCAAAAAACTTGTCAATCATCTTTACCTTGTCCGAAGTGATTCGCTCAAAATTTTGTGTCTTGTCTTCTACTACCTCCTCAGAAGATGCTTCCACACCTTCTTGTTCAGCAGATAAAGCCAATTCAGCTTCTTGAACAGAGTTCTCTTCTGACTCTTCGTTTACAGCAGAAAGTTCTGCCTCCTGGTTTTCAATAACTTCAGGTGATTCTTCTGACAAAGAAGCCTCTACAGGCTCTTCTACAGGAGAAACTTCTTCAGCTACTGGAGCAACCTCAGCGGTTGGCTCTTCAGCAGACATATCTTCCGCTACTTCTTTTTGCTCTTGTACTTCTTCAGTATTAGAAAATTTCTCTTGTGTCTCGGACCATAGTTCCATAACAGCAGAGTGATCTTCAGTAACTTTAGATACAATAGCTTCTAACTTGGCAATACGCTCACCAAGTTCTACAGCGAATTTGAAATCCATTTTATTACTCATTTTTTGTTCTACGATATCGGATTTAATCTCAATGGAAAATCCATTAAGTTCATTGGACTTAACATCAGCCCAAAGTTCGTCAGACTCAATTTGAGCCTTAACGAATACAGTTCCAACTGGTAGGTCGAACCCGTATGAGTTACTCTTGTCGTGGTCGGATTCTTTCATCCAAACCTCAAGCATTGTTACTTCTTGTGTTTCTAGTTCGTGTTCAATGTTGAAAGAGTTGAACAAGCCATCCTTACTGTACTTGTGCATAATCTGTTCAATAGCATCTTTAGGGAACACTAGATTGTAGTCTCCCATAATAGGAGAGCTGCGATATATAGGCATATCGGGAATCATAATAGGTCCGACAACCTGTTTCTTTTCTTCGTTTGCAAACTTAAATGAAGGCTTTTTATCTTCTGATAGAGTTATAAACCCTTCTTCAATAGCTGGTCTGTTAACAAGAGAAATGCGGAACATACCACTTTCTTCGTTTTCACCAAGCACAACTTTATATACTGGAATGTTACTCATTTTCTGTACTTTTTATTTGATCGTGAGATTCACAAGGCATATACCAGATCTTACCATCTTCTTCGTGTTCGTGGTAACCCTTACACCCTTTTTGCTTTGCGGCAAATATTGCTTCTTCTTTTGTCTCATAAACAACTTCGCCATCTATTTCTTTTAACTGCTCTTCTTCGTATTTTATTTTAACACAATTCGGAACTCTCTTTCCAGTGCTACCTATTTTGTAACCATCCTGTCTATAACCATCCCAACAAGGACTTTTAGTCTTTTTAAAACCATATTTATCCTCATCTTCTTTTTTATCTTTTTTAAGTTCTTGTGACCAAACCTTAACAGCCTTTAAGAACTCTTCCTCATCTACAGGGATTCCATCTTTCTTAAATAATTTAAGCTGAGTTAAAGCTATTTCTAACCTATTGTCAAGGTCTTTTATTTGTAACAACATATCAATGATGCCATCAATCATCCCTTTGTCTTGTGGGCGTTTGTGTGCTAACATTTTACGGATCTGCTCCATTTTACGGATAGCCCAATCTACACCTGATGTTCCTCCCCAAATAAGCCAAGCTACATATCCCCTATCCTTCCAGGGTGTTGCCGCATACTTAGGGTCTATAGATGAATTTTTTCTGTGTCGGGCAAATGATGCCATACGTGCAACAGTTGTAGCAGACAAACTCTCACGAGATGCTAACTGATTAGCTCTAGTCCAACCTACAATTGTACCACCTTTTACCTCATCTCCGTACTGTTTTTTCCAACGTAAGGCTTTCTTAGCGTTATTAGTAGCAGAGATTGGATAGTCGTTGTAATTCTTAGCCATTAACTTAATCTACAAAAATTGCTTCTATCTTACCGTAGATGTATTGATTATACATCTTTGCATCAGTAAATGATTTAACTATAACAGTCTCTCCAGTTGATAAAGTGAACTTTTTATTAAAAAAATATCCATTAACAAAATAACTATTTGGAAAGCCTGCGTAAAAAGTAATCTTAGCTCTATCATTAGATTTAAACCTTTCAGTATTTAAAAGGTAAGTGTATGCATCAAATGTATTTCCATCTTTATCTGCAAAACGCAAGTCCGTAGTTGAGGAATCACCATTAATTGTTCGACCTTGAAGTTTTACAGTAGTTATTAATTTGTATACATTCTGATCTATTATTTGACCATAATCATTTTTTCTTCGAAATACTGGATATCTTAATGTAGTTGGGTTGTTTGCAGCTCTTAAATAAAAGAAACGAAGTCCAATCTTGTCGTATTCTTGAATTGAGTTTTTAATCTCTCCTGCCTCTGCAACTGAAATTAATCCATCTTGAACGAGTAGTGGATCATTAAAAAATGGCTCACCACAAACAGTTTTATTTATAGGATTTATTAAACCAGCTTTGAAGTCAATCTTAAATGTTCCTTCTCCATCTGCATTAAGTTCTCCTTTGTAGCTACCAACAACAACTTCATTTTCAAACTTATCGTGAAAAGCACCAAAGTCTTTATTGTTTAGTTCAATGTCTTTATATTTTTCTGGAGCTGCACTAATCTCATACTCTTTTAAATTGTCTACATAACTTGAAATGTCAATTGCTGTACTTGAACGAACATCGTTCATATTATCAATTATAAATTTCTGCTGACCTCCTTGACGATAGTCATAAATTAAACTAAGGCCGAAGCGTTGCATAATTTCTATAAATAAATCGTATGGAGTGTACGACTCGTTGTTTGCTAGACTATCTTTAAATGTAAATTTATCAGAAGCCGTGATGGCAGGAAGCTTTCCTGCATTAGTTACTTTTAGTCCAAGATTTTCCCACTCATATCCAAATATTCTTTGTTTGCGAATATCAACCTGAGTAAATGAATTTACTGAAGCGATGAATGCAGAGTTGTAACCACCACTTCCATTGTCTTCAGTGGTAAATAAATCAACTTCTAATGATCCTTCTGACATTTCTAAACCTATTGACACTGAATATCTAGTTCCTCCTAGAAAACGAAATACTTCAGTATTATCAATATATGCCTCAAAATCATCAAACTCAAGTGTATTATTAACATTGCCATTGGTTTTGTTTATGTCTGGATCATCAGCAGTAGCTGGAGTTGTTGCTGCTCCCGATGGAGCAAGGGATAATATATCACCACTAGAATCCCTCATTGGTATCTTAAATGATATTGCATCAATACCAGTGTAACCACCAAATATATATACGTATGGTGTGAATTTAGCAGTGCTTACAGCTGTTATGTCTACAGCAACAGGTAATAAAGTATTTAAATGCTCGTGTTCTGAACTTACAATAGCTGTTTTAAGTCCTGAAATTGTAACCGGTCCTCCCCCACTCCAATCAACCTTTGCATCAAAAGCACTTCCATAAGCTATATATCCTATATTTTCAGAACCAAAGTCAGCAACACCAGTAGATGTTCTATATTGAAATC